TGCGACCAGATACTAATAGTTTACCAGAAATAATATACGTCAATTCTTGAGATATTTTATGCGTATGTGGTTGAGCCTCATGACCGGCTTTATGAGAATGGTGAGCAACTTCAAAAGAACTATTTCTAAAAACGGAAGGATAGAAATCTCCTATAAACCATCCATTTTTCATTTCACTAATGTTATATGTTTTCATATATCTGATAACTCTTGAACTCGCACTTGATGTCTTCCTCCATCAAAAGTATTATTTATTAAAATTTTAATAACGCTTTCTGCTTTACTAGTATCAGCAAAAATTTTACTTGGGAAAGAAAAATAATTTGCACAACTATGCCTGATAGACATTTCAGCAGAATATTCGTCATAAATTAATGCTCCTCGAATACCATTAAATTTATTACCACATATATTTACGCCCTGTCCGGTTCTACAAAAAGCGAAAATAAAATCACAAACTCCGTCTTGCTTAGAAACAATAGCTTGATTTATATAATATTTATAATCACAATCGTTGTGAGTGTGTGTGCCAAAGTCTATATATTCTATACCCAATTTAGATAATATATCCGCAAATATTTGTTTTGTTTCATACCCAGAATGATCAGCACATAATGCTATTGGTTTTACGCCTATGTGTTTAACAACATTATTTTTATAAAACATAAATTCTTTTGGCGTCCCAAAAATATGTATTTTATCTACTAGTCTATCTATTATATTTTTATTATCTTTTATCAATAGATTATATAAAGGAGTGATATAAAACTCTCCATTAGTAGTAATATTATTTTTAATCATTGTATCGGCATATTCACAAAACATAGATCCTTTAGCAAAATAATAAATACCTACACACGCCCTGTCACTAATAACTTTTTTTTCTGCCGTTAAAGTAATATACTTATTATTATCATCTAATTTTACATAACTATAATTTGGAGAATTAGATTTAAAAGTTAATAGCGTACCATCAATACCATCGTCCGCCAAAGAAGATGGATCTAAGACCGGGAAAAACTCTATATCTAATGTATGAATAATTAGAGGCATATCATTATTGATTACTTCTTTTGCCAATAAACAACTACACACTGAGCCTTTTGTTAAGCCATCAGTAATAAAAATTTTAATATCATCTCCAAATTTATTGCGTAAAATTGTGTCAGCATTATAGTTATAAACCTGATCATCTCTAACAATAAAAATTAAATTACACTCTGAATAGTCAATACAACTTAATGATATATCGATAAGTTGTTTATTTTCTACATAAATAAATTGTTTTGGCACCTCGTATCCCGCTTCCTTAAAACGACTACCTAATCCCGCCATAGGAACAATAAGATTATATTTTTTCATGGTTATTTCTATTTATTAATTTATTTTTTGTTTTTAATATTGCATTAACTAAATTATCTTTGATATACATATATCCCCATTGATCTATAATAAAACCAGCCAAAATATCTCCTGCTCCATTAACATTCAATCCTTCTATAGGAATATTTTCTACGCAGCAAACACTATTTCCGTCAACAACAATTTCTACTCCAAAAGGATCATGAAATATAATAGGAGTTTTTGTTCTAATAGAACAGTACATATTCTTTCTTTCTCTGGAATCAAAAATAATTTTAGCTTGATTTATTAATTGTATAAATTTAGTCCTGTCAGCCGAACTAGTACAAAAGTCTAAGCTAAAATTGGACACAATGTTTTGTACGGATAAATAATCTTCAAAATCATCAATATATGCAAAATGAACCCAGCTGGCTGTATTTAAATATTCGATATCTTTTTTACTAATGATCGAAGCTTCTGTGTTTTTAACAAAAGACATTCTTGTACTATTAGCAATATCGCAAATAATATACGCTTTTTTTAACCCTATCCTATGACAATGAAGAGTATAATTTAAAAAATTAACCTCATTAAAGTTGTTGTATCCTCCAATAATTTTTTGAAGATTAGTGTAGTAATTAGTTTCATTGAGTTGTATATTCTGTGTTTCTATAATTGTGTCGAAATATTTTTTACCACAAACAATTAAGCTATGGTTTTTTCGTTGTATCATCTTAAAAAGTTTCTTGTTTATCTAGCTCTTCTATATCGGATAGACCAACATATTTTACCATTTGACGTTCAATAAGAACATTATAAAGATCACAAATAACATTATTTCCGCCTTTAGAAGATAATGTATTTTTTATGCCACACAAACTTTTTATGTCTTCACAAGCATCTTGTGGACAAAAACAATATCCAACGCTTTTCATTATATTAATATCGAATAAGTCGTCTCCTACATAAACCATATCTTTTTTATGAATACGATACTTTTCTTCCAATATTGGCAACAATGATACCTTATCAATTCCTCTTGAACTAAAAAAGTCTATGTTTCTATTCTTGGCCATATTTTCATTAACTTTGATATCTCCAGAAATAAAACAAACAACTATATCAGAAGCTTTAAATCTTTTAATAGCTGTAAAATCTTTATCACAGTATTTTTTAGCATATGGCATCCCATCGAGTCCATAAATTTTTGTACCATCCGTCATAACTCCATCGACATCTAGGGCTATTAATTTAATCATATTTTTAACAGATGCTCCTTTGGTTCATCATCAAATTGTTCGATAGACTCGTGAACCATATGAGGAGGTGGAACGCCCCCGGATTCTGTAAGCCAGTGTTGACTCCAAAAATTTTTATTTCTGATTAATCTGGCTTCCAAGTCCACATATCCAGTATGAATAACATAGGGTGTTTTTCCTTGCCTTAACGCTTCAATCGAATTGTCAAACATACGAGACTTAACTAAATTACCATTTTTATCAATTAGCTCACAAGTATCGCTTTTGGTTGTATCAACTGTTCCATTCGATTTTCTCGCAAAGTTTACTGGACCTCTGAAAAGACCGCTTTTATGTAAATACCATTTGTGTCCTATAGAATAATAATGATTAAAATCTTTGTAAAGATTTAATGAAGCAATCATATAACACATATATGTATCACACAATAAATTATCTGCTAAATCTAACCATAATGATTTTTGATACAATGGAATATATTCATCCATATCTAATCCAATTTTAAGTAATTGAGTAGTATTTTGTAGGGCGCAGTTTTTTATTTTTCCATCCATCCAAGGGTCTTCGTAGGAAAAATCACAAGACACCACCTTTAGATTATCGAGTTCATGCGAAAGTTTTTGGATTTCTATTAAAGTATCATCTGAGCTAGAATTTATAGCAATAACAACTTCATCGGCAAAATCAGAAAATTTTTGTAAAGTATTTTTGTAATCAAATTTGTTTTTGATAAGATTAAAAGCAGATGTATAGATAGAAATCATATTATGTCAATCCCCAAAAGATCAAATACAGCATTTGCTATTTGACTTGGTTCAATGGTTTGAATAAGGCCATAAGGATCATTGTAATGGAAAGTTGGCTTAGTGCTAGAGAAATCTGGTTCAAATATTCTAATATTATTTTCATTAGAAAAGTATGGCCTAGACATGTTTGCGTAATATCCGTATAAAGCGACTATCTTTATATCATAATACGAAGCTAAATGCACGGGCAAACTATCAAAACCAAGATGTAATTGAGCGTTTTTGATCAAAAAAGCTAAACTACCATAAGATGTTTTACCCAGATAATCATGATTAGCTCCCTGGCATTTAGGATCTAATAACCCTCCAGTTTGAACGATTTCATAAGTAAAATTAGGATTATTTTTGAGAATACTAATAACATTTTCCCATTTGTTATATAATCTTGCTGTTCCTTTGGGGTCATAAGAATGAAGAGTTATGTATTTCGTAGAGGGCAAGACTATCGAGGAGTCTTCTTTTATAAACGGCTTAGCAATAGGACACCCGCAGGTCAGTGCATAAGTTTCTAATATGTGCATAATTATATTGTTTCTTTCATTTGAAGTCCTATTCTGGTTTGTCCATTATGAATATAATTTAGATATCTTTGAGTAAACACAGTAATCATGAAGCTAATGTCAAATAGTCCTTGCCATTTACCGTGTCCTTCCATAATGAGTTGGTTTTCCATAATTGGCATATAATTAATCACTTTAGCGATATTTGGATTATCTAACAACAATGAATGATATTGTTCCTTACAAGCAAAATATATATCATATTCCGGATATAGCTTTTTCATAGATGGTAATAAACTAGTAGATAAAAAAATATCTCCAGCACTTTCAGGAACTATCATTAGAATCTTTTTATTATCTGATTGAATTAGTTGTTGTGCTATAATAGCTAATTGAGAATCATAGTCTTGTTTTGTATCCATATAATTCCTTAATATACTGATTTATCATAGATATTTGTCTGTACCGGTCAAGAATCTTGACCATAGACATTGTTAACTTATAATAGTTTGTTTCCACAGAGACTGAAAATGATTATAGCCATAGCTTCGGATCATAATGGGATTGCTCTCAAACAATCCATTAAAACTTTTCTGATAAATAAATCTTATAAAGTTATTGATCTCGGACCATACTCGAATGAAACTGTTAATTATACAGATTATGCTGATCAACTTGCGCATATTGTTTCCAACACAGAAGTAGATAGAGGAATTTTGATATGTGGTACTGGCGTTGGTATGAGCATTGTAGCAAATAGACACAAAAATGTTAGAGCTGTTTTGGCACACAACATGATAACGGCAACCAAGTCGAGAGAGCATAATAATGCCAATGTTTTATGTTTGGGGTCTTGGGTAAATAATGAGCCAGATAATCTGGACATTCTTGATGCTTGGCTATCGGAATCGTGGGGAGAAGGCAGACACGTTAAAAGAGTAGAAGTAATAGACCAAAAAGACACAGGCATTGTATTAACAAACGGTGTGTTCGACATCATGCATAAAGGTCATCTTGAGCTTTTAAAGTTTGCAAAAAAACAAGGCACCAAATTAGTTGTAGCGATTGATTCCGATGCTAGAGTTAAACTGCTCAAAGGTCCAAGCCGACCAATTAACAATGAAATAGATAGAAAAAGCTTACTGGAATCTAATATCTATGTTGATGAAGTGATTATTTTTAATACACAGGAAGAACTGATTAATTTATATGCCTCAGTTAGGCCGTCTGTTGTGGTTAAAGGCTCGGAATGGACCGCTGATCAAGTACGAGAGCAAGATCATATACCAGATAATATTCAAATTAAATTATATCCATTATTTAAAGATTATTCTACAACCAGCACAATAAAAAACATAAAAGACATTCCAACATGGCAGAAAATAAAAAACTACTAATTATAGGCGACACTATTGTAGACCAATATATTTTTACTCAGGCTTTAGGGCTGAGTCTAGAATCACCATGCATAAAAACCAAATTTATAAATTCTCAAAGCATGTATGGTGGTGCTGCTAATGTTGCTAGGATAGCCTCCTATCTTGGAGCAGAAGTATCTTTTATTACTTCTGTTAGTAAAATTACCGAGTACCAGCTTTCTACTCAGTATCAAATTAAAGTTATTAATATAAAAGAACCCAAAGATAATATTAAAAGCAGATACTTTATACAAAAACAAAACACTATTTATCAGTATCTACAAATTAATGATTGTATGGAAAATCAACAAGAAGCTAATCTTGTATTAGATCAAGATTATGACACTATTGCTTTTTCTGATTATAGACTCGGATTAATAGATCAAAATATTTTAAACATAATCAAAGACAAAAATACCACTACCTATGCAGCATCACAGGTTTCTTCAAACAATCCCAATTTTGAATTATACAATTGGGTGAATCATATTGTTTGCAACGAAGAAGAATCTCAATACTTGCCTACCTTAGAAAATATTTTCGTTACTAAGGGACACAGAGGGTGTTCGTACAACGGCAAAGACTACCCTGCATACCCGGTTTCTTCTGTAAAACAGATTATTGGTGCTGGCGACTGCTTTTATGCTGCATTATTAGTATTTAATGATCCAGACAAGGCTAATGAGATAGCGGCTAAATATGTGGCCAAAGAATTATAATGAATACATCAGAACTTTGCGTCAGGCTTAATAAGCAATTGTATGATCACAAAATAACATTGCATACCTGGGGTAATGTAAGTGTATACGACAGCAAGACTGGAAATATTTATATAAAGCCTTCCGGTGTTTCATTTGATGATCTAACTGTTGATCAAATTTCTATTATAGATCATAATGGAAAACAACATAGTGGTTTAAAACCGTCCGTAGACACCCCCATACACAACGCAATATATAAAGCATTTCCACAAATTAGATCTATTCTTCATACGCACTCAAAATATACTACAATATGGTGTCAGTGTCGTAAGAATATTCCTATATTAGGTACCACACATGCAGATTATTTTCCTGGCCCGATCCCTGTTCTTGATCTTCCTAATAATTTTGATTTTGATGCTTACGAAACAAATTTAGGTAATCTAATTGTTAATTATTTTATAGAGCAAAAAGCACAACCAGAACGCACTGGGGCTGTTCTTCTGGCCAATCATGGAGTTTTTGTATTTAGCGACAAACCTGAAACTATTATAGAAAAAACTATAACCCTAGAATTTATTGCTGAACTAGCAATGTGTTGTGAGATCCTAGGTATTAATCATAAAGATAATACGAGTCTTTTTAATAAACATTTTGAAAGAAAACATGGAGTTAATAAATATTATGGACAGTCCTAAATATGGCAAGCAAACTATTGACGAGCCATTTCGTCCTCCAGAGTCGCTCGAAAAATACTGGGGAAATATACAAAATATTTTTAATAATGAATCACTAGTATTAAAAATCATAACTATGAATAAAAATACTCAAAGCAGTCTAGAGTACCATGTAACAAAAGATGAATACTATTATCTTATTAAAGGCACACTAAAAGTAGGCATGAGGATTGGTAGAGCTAAAAATATTTCTAGAACATTAAATCAAGGAGAAATATTTTATATACCAAGAGGCTTGATGCACATGAGGATTGCTTTGGAGGATTGTGTCATTCTAGAGTGGTCTAATGTTGACAACGACGAAGATTCGAATATAGTAGAAGATGGACGCACATACACACACCAGGAGTCTATATGAGACAGCTTTTTTTAGATACCGCTAATCTGGAAACAATCAGGACATATCACGCTAAGGGTATAATAAATGGAGTGACAACTAATCCGTCTCTAATATCCAAAGAACCCAAACAGAATTTCGATCAACTGATAGAACAGATATGGATTTATTGTGCATCCAATAGTTTATCGTTTAGCGTAGAAGTATTTGCTGTTGAACCAAAAGCTATTGTAGAACAAGTATTTTCTTTAACTAGTAAACTACTTAGTGTTTTTCACAACAGAAATCTTCTGTACATCAAAATACCTGTCGGACTAGAAGAACTAGACTGTATTAGATACTTATCTGAAATTGGTATTAATGTTAATTGCACATGTGGATACACTACAACACAGATGGAGTTAGCAGCATTGGCTGGAGCAAAATATGTTTCTGTATTTTATAATAGAGCTAAAGATCTAGGTATTGATTCTTTAGAATCTATAAGGCAGATCAGAGCTTTTATAGACACAAATAATTTAGATACACAAATTATTGCTGGTAGTATACGTAATCCTTCTGATATTTCCGATACTTGGAATGCTGGTGCAGACATTGTTACGTGTGGACCAAAAATTATAGACTCAGCTATTTTCCATGAAGGTACCAAAAAGTCTGTTGAAGGATTTATGAAAGATTTTAATGATTGGATACAATGATTTATTCTCAAATTAGAAAAAATTTAGTACATCGTTTAATAGATATATCTTATAAGAGTAAAGAAGGCCATATAGGTAGCTCATTATCTATTTTAGACTTATTATATGGGATTTATCATAGCTACAATTTATTTGATCAGTTTGTTTTATCAAAGGGTCATGCCTCATTAGGGCTGTATGTTATACTAGAACATTTTGATTTGCTTCATGATTCTTTAGATAATTTTTGTAAGTTTGATTCTCGTCTAGGGGGACATCCATACTGTTATTCAGATTCTAGTATTCAGTGCGCTACTGGATCTTTGGGACACGGATTTCCTTTTGCTTTAGGACTATCAATGGCAAAAAAAATACAGAAAGACATCGGCAGAGTCTATTGTATAATAGGAGACGGAGAAGCTAATGAAGGGACCATATGGGAAACAGCTTTATTGGCTTCTCATATGAAAATAAACAATCTATATTGCATAATGGATTATAACCATTCTGGAGACAGAGCACTGGGTCTTGGTAATATAATTGAAAAATTTGAGGCTTTTGGCTGGGATTCGACAGAGATTGATGGACACAACATGTCTGAAATTTTAAATGCACTAAAGTATCGATCCTCCAAACCATTTTTTATTCTTGCTCATACCATCAAAGGATATGGGATACCGAGTATACATAATAATCCTGAATGGCATCATAAGTCTCCTAATGAATCTGAATACCAATTTCTAGTATCTCAATTACAATAAATAAGCGAAGAAAAATAAATGAAACACGATAAACCAATATGTGGTAGTAATATTGCTAAAGTTAATAGATATATTAGTAATGCTAATATAGTATTCGAAATAGGGGCTTATGATGGCGTCGATATCGAAGAAATTAACCAGCTTTGGAATAACCCCATCATTCATTGTTTTGAACCAGATCCAGAACCATTTGAGATATTGAATACATATGCTTCAGAAAAAATAATATGTAATAATATTGGACTTTTCGATAAAGAAGATAAAACCATACTATATAAAGTACTTAATAAAAATCTTGGCGAAGCAGAACAAAAAAATAGAAGTCTGTGGTATAAAACTGCTCAATCTTTATATCCAATAAATACAAACTATTATGGATATCCAAGAGATATTGGCCTACAGGAAGTAGAAATTAATGTATCTACTATAGATAACTACTGTAAAAAATACAACATTATGCCAAATATTATTCTGATGGATACACAAGGTAGTGAATATGATATTTTAATCGGAGCACAAAACACATTAAAAAACAATAATTTAAAAGGTATTATGCTGGAATGGTCTACAGACACACTGTATACTGGTCAAAAAAAATTAAATGATATCACAACACTACTTGAAACAACCGGTTTTGTATTGGCAGAAAAAATTAATTTATGGAATGCAATTCATGGTGATGCTATCTTTATAAGAAAATAAATGCGTAAACAATTTGCTAAAACACTCCAGAATATTCTATATAAAGACTCCAATTCCGTATTGTTATTAGGAGATATAGGCGTATTTGCTTTTAGAAAAGAAATAGAAGAATTATCAGACAGAGTATATAATATAGGAATTTTAGAACAATCCACTGTTAGTTTAGCCGCTGGGCTATCTAAAAATGGTATAATTCCTTTTGTTCATACAATAGCTCCCTTTATGGTAGAAAGAGCTTTTGAACAAATCAAAATAGATTTTGGCTATCAGAATTTAAATGGCAATTTCATTAGCGTCGGCTCTTCTTACGATTATGCTGGGCTTGGTTGTACTCATCATTGTCCTGGCGATGTGTCTTTGATGCTAACTGTGGAAAATATGCACATATTTTTACCTGGCAATAGTAAAGAATTAGACGATTTAGTTAATCAATCGTATGTTTTAAAGCATCCAAAATATTATAGATTAAGTGAATATGAGCACAGCTTATCTCTAGAATTAGAGTATGGTAAAGCCAAGCTTATTAAGCGAGGTCAAAAAGCAACCATAATATGTTATGGTCCGATGCTTCAACAGGTATATGAAGCAACAGAAGATTTGGATGTGACAGTTCTTTATTACAATACCGTATACCCGTTCGACTGCAAAACTTTGCTGGACAACTTGAGTCAAAACATTATTATATGTGAGCCATTCTATATTGGTACAACTAATTATCTTATTACAAACGCTATAAAAAACACATATTATAAAATACATAATATTGGTGTGCCAAGAAAATTTTTGAAAAATTATGGCAATAAACAAGACCATGATCAATTTTTAAGTTTGGACACAACCGGTATAAAAAATCAAATAGAATCATGCTTGATATCATAACTGATGATTGCCAGAATATAGCCGATAAAATTAATAGCACCAAATTAGCTAACAAAAAAATCTTAATAACGGGTGCCACAGGATTGATAGGTCTACATTTGGCTAAATCAATAATATCTATTAAACAAAATAATAAACTTGTTTGTCTATTTAATTCAGAGATAGATCCTAAAATAAGACCCCTATTCGATGACAACAATTTGTCTTGTGTTGCCTATGATCTTACTGATTTGAATTGGAAGTATTTAAATGAATTTGTTGCTGAGTTTGATATTATCATTCATGCTGCTGGATATGGTCAACCAAATAGATTTACTGCTAATAAAATAAAAACAATATCACTAAATACAGAAATTACACATAGATTATTTAACCATTTAAAGCCGGGGGGAACTTTTTTATTTTGCAGTACTAGCGAAATATATAGTGGTTTAGAAAAAAATAATATTTCTGAGGATGATATTGGTGCAACTCAGCCAGATCATCCAAGATCATGTTATATAGAAGGCAAAAGATGTGGGGAAGCCATATGCCACGCTATTAAAGATCAATATCCCGATAAGCAATATAATATTAAAATAGCGAGAATTAGCTTAGCATATGGTCCCGGAACTAGAATCAATGATGCTAGAGTATTAAATAATCTTATTCAAAAGGCTATACAAAACAATAAGATAGAATTATTAGATAATGGTAGTGCTATTAGAACTTATGGTTATATTACAGATATTACTGAAATGCTATTGAATATTATGTTGCACGGTCAACACTCAACATATAATATAGCTGGTCAATCTCGATTATCTATACTAGAATTAGCCTCAAAAGTAGCATCTCTGACCGATAGTCCTTTAATAGTGCCTGAAAGCACTAATGGTTTGGCGGGTAATCCTAAAAATGTTAACTTATGTTTAGATAGATATGCTAAAGAATTTCATAAATCAGACTTTATAGACATAGATACTGGATTACAAAAAACAATTCAATGGCAAAGGTTTTTATATGCATAGAATATTAAGTCAAGATATTGAAAAAATATTATCATTACCAGTACCAAAACATATTGCAAATAAATTAGATTCTATAGATGAATCTTTAATATATACAGACTTATCACCAGTAGACTATGAACAATATCTTATACATGTTATAAATGTACTAACAACACCCATAACTCAAAGTGGACCACATAGACTACAAGACTGGGAAAAGGGCTGGAAAGAAAACTTAGTAGAATTTGCTAAAACTCAAAATACTAATTTATTAATACCTAAATATCATGGTAAACACCGATATGTAAGATGGCAAGGTAGAATAGTTAATCCTGTAACGAAATATTTTGACTATAAAATTCATACATATATTATAGATACTATAATCGATCACTATGTAAAAAATATTAATAATATTTATGAATTTGGCTGTGGCCCAGCGTACCACCTACTAAGATTATCTTCTTACTATAACGATAAACAATTCTTTGGATTAGATTGGACAAGTACATCGCAAGAAATTATTCAGTTGATTAATGAAATAAATAATACGTCTATTATTGGTAATAGATTTGATTTTTTTAGTCCAGACTATAATGTAATTATACATCCAAATAGTTTAGTATATACCATAGCGGCGCTCGAACAAGTTGGTAAAAATTTTGTTAATTTTATTGATTATTTACTAAAAAACAAACCACAAATTTGTATACATCTTGAGCCCATGTCTGAAACATTAAATAAAGATAGTTTGGTTGATTTATTATCTATTAAATATTTTGAAAAACGTAATTATTTATCTGGATTCCTAGAATATCTATCGGCTCTTGAAAAACAAAAAAGAATAGAAATCATAGATGTTCGTAGAACATATGCTGGCAGCTATTTTATAGAAGGACACTCGCTGGTTGTTTGGAGACCATTAACTAATGATTAGTCTACTAATACCCACAAGAAAAAGATTTCATTTTATCAAAAAATCTCTTTCTAGTGTTGTGCGTCAAGCAGATGACATCAATCAATACGAGGTGTTGTTTGCTATCGATGATGATGATTTAGAAACGAGAGACTTAATAGAACAATATTGTATAGGACTAAAAATTAACTATAAAATTATTATCTTTAAAAGACTATACTATAAAAATTTTCATATATATGTCTACGAGCTTTTTCAACATGCTTCTGGTCAATTATTATGGGCTGCCTATCCTGATGATATGGAAATACTAACACCTCATTGGGATACAATTTTAAATCAAAAATATATAGATAAGCTTTATTTGAAAACTAGATTTAAATGCAATGAATATAAAAATAATTATGCTTGTGAATTTGATAGCTGGAAATACTCTGTTGCTCCCATTTTAAACAGAAGATGGTTGGATGCCACTAAAAGAATCGGATGTAATTCTCAAACTGATGTTTGGTTGGGCACAATAGCGAGCGAGCTTGATATTGTAACTATTGTTGATGAAATTACTTGCGATATTTTTAACCACGCAGACGGTTCTCAGCACAACACAAGAGATATAGAATTACCTGATATAAAAAAAGAATGGCTTCTAGACAAAACTAATATACAAGAACTTCTCAATAAGGATCTAAGATGAATACTTTAGTGACTGGAGGAAAAGGATTAGTTGGCTCCTTTATACCCTTCGGATTAAAGCCAACAAAAGATATATTAAATTTATTAGACTATCAGGCTTTGGAAAGATATATAGAAAACAATAATATTTCAAGTATCATACATACAGCAGCCAAGGTTGGAGGTGTTCATAGTAATACAAAGTATGTGTTTGATTTTTTTGTAGACAATCTAAATATTAATACAAACATCCTCAAAGTCTGCCAAAAATATTCTATTAATAAGTCTTTATTTATGATCTCTACCTGTGCATTTCCTAAAAATGCTCAACTACCACTACAAACAGAGTCATTGCACAATGGAGAGCCACATGAGACTAACTATGGCTATGCTTATGCAAAAAGAATGATAGAGGTTGGGATTAGATCATTAAAACAGCAATATAATCTAATGGCGAATTCTATTATTCCATGCAATCTTTATGGAGAGTATGATAATTACCATTTAGAGAATGGCCATGTTATTCCTGGTTTAATTCATAAATGCTATCTAGCTAAAAAAAACAATACTACACTAGAAATTTGGGGGTCTGGCAATGCTGAGAGAGAGTTTATTTATGCAAAAGATATAGCTGATATAATTGATAGTATTCATAAGAATAATCTCTATATAGATGGGCCAATGATAGTATCTCCCGATTCTATTATTACTATTAAAGAAATAGTTCATAATATAATTAAAATTATGAAATTCAATGGTGAAGTATATTTTAATACTACAAAACCAGAGGGTATTCTCAAAAAAAATTCTTCTAACGCAAAGTTTAGAACACATTTTCCGGATTTTCAATTTACTGCTCTAGAAGAAGGTCTTGGTAAAACAATCGAATACTTTTTATCCAATTACTCTTCTGTGCGACAACAATGATATATTGTTTTGATATCGATGGAACACTGTGTACTCAAACCGATGGTAATTATGATAATGCTATACCTATCCAGCACAGAATTGATATAGTTAATAGTCTATACGAAAACGGAAACACCATCTATCTTTTAACCGCAAGAGGAATGACAAGATCAAAAAATAATACTGCTATAGCTTATGGAGAAATGTATTCCCTTACTAAAGAACAATTATCTAAATGGGGTCTCAAATATCATATGCTGTTTCTAGGAAAGCCTAAAGCAGATTATTACATAGATGACAAAGCGATGATCGATACAAAGTTTTTCCATGATGGATCGAGCGAAGCAGGCTCTTGACAACCCAAACAAAGAACACTATAATAGAGCCATGAGACCAAACTGGCAAAATTATTTTCTGGGACTGGCTAAGGTTGTATCACAACGAAGTCATGATATACACACCCAACATGGTTGTATAATCACAGATGCTCAAAATAGAATCTTGGGCGTGGGGTATAATGGTTTTCCAAAAGGAATGAATGACACCACACTGCCCTTGACAAGACCAGAAAAATATCACTGGATGATACATGCAGAAAGAAATGCTTTATCTAATTGTGTTATTAGACCAGACAACGGTATAGCATACGTAACCGGCCAAAGTTGTAATGACTGCATTATGGCTTTATGGCAAGAAGGAATAGTCAAAGTTGTTATGGCTAAGTCTCATGGAACAAAATTATTTGATGAAGAAGCCCAAAAAAGATTCGATTTATTTGTTGAACAAAGCGGTATTGTTATTGAAAAAATAGATACAGACTTTTCTTGGATCAAAAATTTATGTGGTGTATTATAAAAATAATTTCATATATTATTGTTTCTGAAGCCCATTTTTCATTTGTCAATTATGATAAATAAATTATTCTCGTTATTTATGGGCATTATTAATTAAGATTTCTAAGGAGATAGTATGTCTGCATTGAACGAATTACAAAATTATACATTTGTTAGTAAGTATGCGAGATGGATCGAAGACAAAAAAAGAAGAGAAACTTGGAAAGAAGCCGTTGATCGCGTCAAAAATATGATGCACACATATTATGCCGATAAAAATATCAGCCAAGATATTGATTGGGCTTATGATCTAATGTTCAAAAAGAAAGTACTAGGCTCACAAAGAGCGCTTCAATTCGGTGGAGAGCCGATTCTAAAAAGACATGCTAAGATTTATAACTGCACAAGTTCGTATTGTGATAGACTACGCTTTTTTTCCGAGTGTTTTTGGCTGCTTTTATGTGGTAGTGGCACAGGATTTAGCGTACAAAAGCACCATGTTGCGAAGCTTCCAGCCCTATCGAATAAAACAAAAGACTCCGATCAAGGTCTAAAATATACAATAGATGATAGCATAGAAGGCTGGGCAGATGCCCTAGGAGTTTTATTAAGCTCGTATTTCGTAAAACCATCCGAACCTAAATTTAAAATGTATCAAGATACATATATAGTTTTTGATTATTCAAATATCCGTGAGAAGGGTTCTGCATTATCGTCTGGTGTTGGTAAAGCCCCCGGTTTCGAGCCTCTTCAGAACGGCCTAGAAAAAATCAGAAAACTATTAGATAGTTGTGTTGCTAATGGTCAGAAAAAACTTAGACCAATCGACGCATACGATATTATTATGCATAGCAGCGATGCCGTTTTATCTGGTGGTGTTCGTAGAAGTGCTTCTTTGGCCCTATTTAGTCCAGACGATGAGGAAATGGCTAAAGCCAAAACCGGCAACTGGTATATGGATAATCCACAGAGAGCAAGAAGCAATAATTCTGCTCTTTTACTCAAGAATGATACTACCTTTGAACAATTTGCTAAATTGATGGAAAGCGTTAAAGAGTTTGGAGAACCAGGATTTATTTGGAGTGATTCCACCGAAATGACATTTAATCCATGTGTTGAGGTTGGCATGTGGCCGGTAGATGAAAAAAGTGGTGAGTCTGGTTGGCAAGGATGTAATTTATCAACTATTAATTGCTCCTCAGTAACAGACGAAGATGATTTCTATGAAAGATGTAAGGCGGCAGCCATTATTGGAACTCTACAAGCCGGTTTTACAAATCTAGAATACCTTGGACAAACCAGTCAAAGAATTTTTGATCGTGAAGCTTTACTTGGCGTGTCATTAACAGGTATTATGGAAAAACACGATATTGTACTTACCGAAAAAGTATTAAAACAAGGTGCAAAAATTGCCGTAGACACTAATAAGATTATGTCTCAAAAAATTGGTATTAATCAAGCTGCTCGTGTTACTTGTTTGAAACCCGAAGGCACTAGCAGTAGTATGCTTGGAACAAGTTCAGGTATTCATCCTCACCATGCCAAGCGATATATAAGACATGTACAAGCCAATATTTTAGAAGCGCCATACCAACATTTTAAAAAATTAAACCCGCAAGCTTGTGAAAAATCTTCTTGGTCGGCCAATAATACTGATGAGGTAATAAAATTTCCAATAGAAGTACCAGATGGAGCTAAACTAAAAAATCAATTACCGGCAACAGAAATGCTAACAGTAGTAAAAGAAACACAAAAAAACTGGGTGTATTCTGGTAAAAACAGATCATTATGTACTCAAGACTATTTAAGTCATAATGTTAGCAATACTGTTACCGTCAAGCCAGATGAATGGCAAGATGTTACAAAGTATATCTATACTAATCGTAAATATTTTGCTGGTATTAGTCTAATTCCTCAAAGCGGAGACAAAGACTATCCTCAAGCGCCATTTACCACCGTATATACAAGTAGAGAAATTGTTAAGGAATATGGGGATGCCGCTTTATGGTGCTCCGGTCTTATAGAACTAGCACTAAATTCTTTTAATCACAACTTATGGGCAGCTTGTGATTATGTGAATATGAATCAAGCTAAAGAGAATGATAGCGATGATAAGTTGAAGTTTATAACAAAAATGAAAAACTTTGCTGGAAAATATTTTAATGGAGACGTTAAACGTTTAACCTATTGCATGAAGGACGTGTATAACTGGAAATTATACTGTGATCTATATAATAGTTTCACTAAAGTTGATTATACGCAACTATCAGAAGTAGAGGATAATACTACTGGTATAGAGGAAATTAGTTGTGCTGGCGGCGCTTGTTTAATTTAATTCTATACGAGAGGCACTACATTGAGAAAAAAAACAAGAAAGAACAAAGAAAATATTCTAGACCTTACTAATAAGATTGTTCAAGATGAAATTGTCTGCAATTTTAAAAATAAACTAAAACCAAGAAGTAAAAATCAAGCAGAGTATGTGAGAACTGCTGCTGAGAATATTATTACTTTTTGCCAAGGAGTAGCTGGCAGTGGTAAAACCCATATTGCTATAGGAATGGCCTTAGAATATTTATTAGATCATAAAGTAGAACGCATAATTATTACCAGGCCTGTTGTAGAAGCAGGAGAAAAGATAGGATATTTACCCGGAACAGCAGAAGAAAAAATTCATCCGTATTTATTACCTATACTAGATGAAATTAATCATTTTATATCAATACAGACTTATACAAAATTAAAAATTACAAACAGAATAGAAGTTGTGCCTCTTGGACTAATGAGAGGAAGAAGTTTTCACAAGTGTTTTATAGTTGCCGATGAGTGTCAAAATGCATCTTACGACCAGCTAAAAATGCTATTGACACGAATTGGGATAGACAGTAAAATGATATTGACCGGAGACACAGCACAATCCGATTTACAAAAACACCAAAGGGGTGGATTTGCAGATATGATTAGGGTTCTTGGCGATCTTAATCATTTAGGTTTTGTAAAATTATCTACATCAGACATTGTTAGAAATCCAATTATCGGTGATATTATTAATCGCTTAGATTCGTATGAGCAAACATAAGTCTTGTTTAGTATTAAATGCTGATTATTCACCCATTGGAATCATAGACTGGCAAAGAGCTATGATTTGGTATTATCGATATTATAATAATACTAAGCCCAGTATTGATATTGTAGAGTATCATGATAATGACTATGTAATAGGTATTGATCAAAAATTTAGTTTGCCGGCCGTTATCAAAACTACTCGTTATTTTAGAATAAATAATTCATCAGTAAATTTTTCTCGAAAAAATCTTTTTATCAGAGATAATCATACTTGTCAATATTGTGGATGTTCGTATAGTATTAATCAATTAACATATGATCATATAATACCAAAATCACAATGGACAAAAGATAGCTCGCCCACAACATGGACTAATATAGTAACGGCATGTAGAAAATGCAATGCTAAAAAAGGAAATAAAACACCTTCTCAAGCAAATATGCCACTCATTAATAAGCCCTATGTTCCACAAAAAGCACCCAAATACTTGCCACTGTACAGCGAACTGCTTACTATATCACATGATATTCCAAAACCGTGGCTGATATATATCCAATAATATGCCTGTTTATAGCTATAAATGTGATAAGTGTGATGGTAGTTTTGAATTGTTTTTTTCTATTAGGGAATATCAGGAATCCCCTAGGTGTGCTCTGTGTTCCTCCAAAAACACCACCAGACAATACATAGCAGATGCAGCTACCATAAACACATCTGTTAAAAAATCCGATTCAGAACTCAAAACTATTGGCGATTTGGCAAATAGAAATAGAGATAAACTATCACAGGATGAAAAAGAAGCCTTGTTTAAAAAACACAACGATTATAAACTACAAGAATCAACCAAAGAACTACCAAAAGGAATGTCTAGAATAAAGAAGCCAACACAAAAAACAAAATGGAGAAATAAATAAATGTCTATATTTAGTAATAATAATGTTTTTGGAACAAAAAATACTAGAGAAAATGTTGAGCTATATACTATGGCTGGAGAAGAGGATGATATCAATCATGGCATCCCTACTAGGAATAATGACGATGACAAAGTATATGCTAAAAAAATTCAACGTTCTGATGCTTCCTTAAAGTATCTTATACGATTAGATCCATCGGCTAAATTATTTAATCCTTTATCTATTTATGATCAAACAGACAAAAGACCCGTCACAGAATTTTTGAACTCTGTTTGTCGCACCAATAAAAAATTCAAAGAAGTAAATAGTAAAACCTTCGAACTATATTTAAAATTTTTATCAACTAAAAATATTTCATGGCTACATAACGCTGAAAGAGAGATATTATAATGAATAAAATAACTAATTTGCATAAATATGCAATATTATGGTTAAACAGTCAAAATTTATCGGTGGAAGCTATAGGTGAGGAGCTAAAATTAACAGATAAACAAATTCAGAATGTTTTAAATAAACATATCACCAGTTCTACTATCAATAACAAAACAGAGACTGTGAAATCAAAAATAAAAGATCTAATGATAACCGACAGCGCCTCTGCTAAACACAAGGTTACTATTATGACCAAGGCGGCTTCGGAAGTTGCCGATGAAAGTAAAAAAAGTAATATACCCACGCCTTCAAATAAACCATATATTTTTAAGCCATCTAATTAATTATGACAAACAAAGATATTTTTAAAGATATTTTATCTGAATCCGAAATCGAAACACTTATAACTCTTCAAGAAAAAATTCAATCCAAGTTATCTGAAAAAGTAACAGAAAACACAGAATCTAATCTTTTAGAAAATTTCGATTCATCTTCTCCTTACGCATTTGATGAAATAAATAAACCAAACCATCTTTCAAATGAAAATCGTGAGTTGATTTTTTATGTTAGAGCAGAAGTTAGTTCCATAGATTATGAAAACCATAAATATTTATCACTAGATCAATGTTTAGATGAATCTTTTCATATTCCCATACCGTCTGGTACTAATTTAGATAATAAGATTAATGAATTCATGAATATTATTGAAAATAGTCTAAATGATTTGGCAAAAAAAATACATAAACCACAAGATGGAAAAAACAAATAAATATATATCAAGATACTCTAATAATAAATCAGTATCTGAAGCTCAGTACATTACTGAGTTAATTTGTGAAAAAAAAGCCAAGTTAGAAAAAACAGATCTTCATTTTCGTTTTTGGTTATCAAAAAAATGGAGTGCTTTTTTTCGTAATCAAATTGCTTCCGCCAATAAGCTACTGTCTCAATATAGTGCTAAAGCTATTGTATCAGCGCTGTTAGATAGCAGAGCAGATAAAATTTTTTCATTGCGAGCGCCGCACCTCAAACCTATCATAGAAGAGAAAGAAGATATTCTACAGTCTACTAACAACCAATTAACAAAGGATATTTCTCGTAAATCAGATGTTTCTTTTGGGCGTATAAATAAATCTAACAATATACTTTCTAGACTAGAGGACATAGACAATGACAGTTAAAGAGGATGTTAAGAAAAATTTTGGTGCCGACATCATATTGTCTGCTACGTCAATAGTAGATAAAGATTTAATTACTATACCGGTTAGTCCATCATTAGATATTGTTCTCAATGGTGGTATTCCAGAAGGCAGTTTCGTAATCTTTACTGGACAACCAAAATGCGGAAAAACCACAACCTCATTAGACTTCGCTGCTACGGCACAAAAACCAGAATATCAAGGAGATCTTAAAAAACCAAGGCATGTGTATTACCTAAATATCGAAGGTAGATTGAAAAAAAGAGATCTTGAAGGCATACCTGGATTAGATCTTAATAGATTTGATGTTATAGGATCTCAACAAGGCAAAATTTTACACGCAGAAGAATATCTTCAAATAGCAGAAAGATTGATTAACGAAGAACCTGGGTGTGTTCTTATCATCGACTCATATTCTGCTTTATGTACTGAAGCAGAAATTACTAGCGATATGGATAAAATGCAAAGAGCTGATGGCGCAAAATTATTAGCTAAGTTTTGTAGAAAAGTAGCTAACGTTATTCCTGTTAATAAAAATATTGTTATTGGTATCACTCATCTTATGGGTAATCCTGGATACGGTAATGTTGAGTGGAAAGAAAAGAGTGGTCAGGCCATAGCATATCAAACAGACGTAAAACTAAAAGCAAAAATGTTCACCGCTTGGAGAGCAACTGCTGAAGGTCCGCAAATTGGGCAAGAAGTAGATTGGCAAGTGTTGTGTTCTGCATTGGGGCCTCCGGGTGGAACCATAAAAAGCTATATACGATATGGTTTTGGAATAGATAAAGCCATGGAACTGGCTATGCTTTGTATAGATTTTGGACTTATAAATAAAAGCGGGGCTTGGTATACTTTAACATCAGTAGAAGACAAACCCAAATTTCAAGGCACCGAAAAAATAAGACAATATATCTATGATAATCCAGAGGTATTTAAAAGCTTATCAGAAGCACTATATGAAACTATGGGCATCAAATGCAGCAAGTAATTGATCTAGATGGTAATACTCAAAATTGGAGCTTGACAGGAGGCATAGCCCATGGTAAAATGAATAATAAGTCCGATCTGCATTTAAAAGCTCGTGGACTATTAAAAGAATGTTTTCCAACTTTTCAGATTTTGGAAGAACTTCCAATACCGCTCAGAAAATCGGAAACATTATATCTAGATTTTTATTTACCTCTACTTAAAAAATGCATAGAAGTACATGGATCTCAACACTATAAATTTACGGCATTTTACCATGTTAATATGATGGGATTTGCTAAACATAAAAAAAGAGACAAAGAAAAACAGGAGTGGTGTGAAATAAATAATATTGAATACATAGAACTGCCTTTTGACAAAACTATTGAAGAATGGAAAGAAATAATAACAAATGAATACAAAAACCAGTAAAGAAGAAGTATCAGAATGGGATAAAATTCTGGACGAATACGAAACCTCTGTCGGTATGCCAAAATATGTATCAGATTCTATGCCGGAATCCGAGCTTAATGACTATCTTACGATGTCACGAGACTCTTTAGAAAAATTAACTGTTGAAGACTGCGGACAAATAGCGTATCGATTGGGCCAATTTGCTTTCCATATACAGCGTACTATTAATAGAGAAACGGCAAGATTTAATTGGGCAGAGGAAACAATTAAAGAAATTATTGCTGACGATATTAATAACTATAAGGGATATGGTTATGTGGAAAAATCTTCACAGGCTATCAAACACAATGACAAAGCAGCTTCTTTGCAAAAAATAAAGAAATATGCTAAACAAAGATCCGACAGGTTAACATATATAGCTTCGTCAGTTAAAAACTTATCAGATATTTTACTTTCTATTATAAGACTTAAGGGTATGAAACATGGATAATTTATCTCCAGATCAGATCAAACAGATGATTAGTATGTTGCAGGCTATGCTTACAAAGGATACTATATCTGAGCCAAATGATGAGCCCGCACAATCCACTCAACAACAAACGAATATAATTAAAACTGTTTCTCCAAGACAAGTTAATAAAACTGGAAACCTCGTCAATAGATTCGATGAGATGATGGAGTCTAAACTACATCAAGAAGATAGGGCTATAGATCAAGCATTATCTGTACATTCTCCAACCCCAAGAAACAGAAGATCTTTTGATCCAATAAATGTAGTATGTAGAGTATGTGGAAGAAAAGATTCTGTTAATCCGTCTATGTTGTCGGATTCTCCAAGTAGATATAAGTGTAATAGTTGCGCTAGGAGCCCAGGATGATTTTATCTGATACCGCAGCAGAACGAGCAGTATTAGCCGGTGTCTGCAAATATGGGGACACTGCATATTTAGAAATAACAGATCTGATTCAAGAATCTACATTTACCATAGATAGTAATAAGATTATATATAAATGCTTAAAAAGAATATTTGAGCAAGAACAAACGCAGTCCATCGATGTTGCTATTATTTTTTCCACGGCAGAAGAACTTGGATTAGCTAACGTATTTGCAAAAAAAGAAGAAACACAACACCTAAGAGCGGTTTTAGAATTTCCTGTACATTTAGAAAATGTAAGAAAATTTGCAGCAAGAATACGTAAGTTAGAAATAGCGAGACTATTAAGACAACAACTAGATAAAGCGCAAGATAAATTATTGGAAGTTACAGGATCAGAGACTATCGGTTCTATTCTGGGTATAGCAGAAGAGGCTATTTTCGACTTCTCCTCTTTGTTAAATGACACAGACAATAACCCAGCAACCATTGGAGACAAACTAGAGGAATATATAGATCAACTTATTAATAGTCCAATTGATCAAGTTGGCATACCTACAGGATTTCCAGTTTACGACCAAGCTATTGGTGGAGGCTTAAGAAAAAGCACAATTAATGTTATAGCGGCTCGACCCAAAACCGGAAAAACTCTTTTATCCGATAATATGGGATTTCACATAGCAAATAAACTCAAAATTCCTGTATTAAATATGGATACAGAAATGACCAAGGAAGATCATATTAATCGAGTAATAGCTATGATGACAGAGATCGAAATTAATGACA